CCGGCCGACACTTTTACTTCGTGGCTTCCATTCTCCCAACCCTTGATCACGAGACACCCTTCGGTGTTCTTGACCTGTTCGTCGGTAGTGATGGTAACCACAGAGCCCTGTAGATCGTCAATCACAGAGCCGAATCCAATCACGCCAGCCTGCGTCGAAGCAGACTTGCCGATCAGATGAAATCGGAGTTTCCTAAGTCGATAACGTAGGAAAACATCCCCGATCGCAGATAATCGAGGGAACATCGTGGCATTCAAAGCACGAATGTCTTGGTAAAGCCCAATCGTGGCATTACTGGAAGATGAGTCGATTGAGTCGATATAATCGACTCCCTCGAATCGCGCTGTCGCGTCCCGCGATGGGGGCGAAGAGCGCATCCCTACCTGAGGCCGCGATGTTGCCATCGCGACCGGGGCAGAGGGTTCGTAAGGATCACAAATAGTAATCGGTACCCTTGCACGAGGTGCACGGGCCTTACGGAGAGGTTTGGGTTTGTTGTTTTGCTTTTTAGCAGTTGGCATATTGTCAAAAATAGATGGTTCCTTTCAAGACAAGGAAAGGACTGTTCATTTAACCAGACCCATAGGATTCCCTGGTAAGCTTTGCTTATCTTACCACTTCGATGGAGAGCATTAATTCTCCTCGGGATTCCATCCTCGTTGCATGAGGCGGGCTGCTCCGTGCAGTCTCTCGGCATTTTGTTTAGCACGTAAATATTTACTCTAACTAGCACCCCTGCCATGGGGAAAGGTCCTGTTTGTCAGACAGGCTAGCTAGAAACGTTTTGGGCACATGAACTCATTCCATGCTGGTTAAACCCACTAGGGATTGGTTACCCTGACAAGCTCCTTTAAGGCGCCTGAGCTAGGCGCGTCGAGAATGACCGTATTCCGCTTCCACTTCCTCGAAGTAGTCGCGGATATCACCCTCCTCCCACATGGGGTAGGAGGGCTGTGAATAGACGATATAATTCTCCCAGAAAGGCCATGAGAGAAATTCAACATCGTAGGGACCTGTTAAACGAGATCGGGAGAATTCATTCTCCTCTTCACGCTCCACCGCCAGGTGGATGGGATCCAAGACATTCCGGGGAACGACCTCAACGGAGGTCCCCCGGGGCATCGGAAACTGAACCCTCTGAAGGAGAGGATTCCGTCTTAGTACCTTATAGGCAAAAAGCGCCTGACGAGGAGTAATCATAGTCTTGATTCCCCGGATCGGCCGGATACCCATCCCTCCTAAAAGAGGGGATAGGAACAAGTTCCGACCACGGCACTCCGATTTAATCTCCAATTGATGCATAGAAATGTATCGCTTGAAAACTTGGGCTTGTTTCCCTGGCAAACTGCCGGAAACAACCTCATCAATCACTGAGACGAGAGGGTGGGTTCCGGGACTATCGTCCGAACCTACCTTACCAAGAACCTTATGTCGGCCAACCATTAGACCAACATTCAGGAATCGTATCCGAATGGGGATTGGGTTTCCAGATCTCAGATCACAATCTAGAGATGTGGAATTCACATTAGCATAACGTGGGTGGATGTAGGCCTTTCCAGGCGACATCTCCA